AGTGATGCTAATAGGTTGCCACCTTCTGATGGAGAAGAAGATCCTTTAGGTTGCCCATCTTTAATCATATCTTGTGCTTGTTCTAGCACCGTTCCATCTATTACTGATGCAATAACAAATGGAAGGAGTTGTCCTAGCGTAAAGGTTTCATAGTAAACCTCATCACCTAACTGATAGCCAGACTTTTCTGCCTTGATCCGGCGAGCATAACGTTCTGCTGCACGTTTCATCTGCCAAGCAATACGAGACTCGTTATGCTGGCGCTTCTTTACATCTGGTTCAGATAATAATTCTGTAGTCCACTCTATGCGGCTAGGAGTCATAGCCCAGAGTAAACACTCTTGCCTAACGTCATCGCGTTCAACAAACTTATTGTATCGCTTAGACACTACTCCGGAAACAGAGTAAGCAATATCGTAGATAGCAGGATTTATCTCAATCACAGTCAGCTTCTAGCGATTTAGGCCATACACCGTCTAATACCATCAGCGCAATAGCAGAATAGTTAAGTAAGTCAATGAATGAATCTCGCAAACTTTCGTTCTCAGGCGTAGCACCGCTATCAATTAAGTGATTGATGCGTGCTGTCTTGTCGTGCATACGTACACGCAACCCATTAAGTGGGCCACCAGGAGATAAAGATATATTAGTTGGGCCGTAGTCTCGATGCTTCTTTAGTAACAGATTACCTGCGCTATCAAAGATCTCCCACATATCAGCAGCAAATTGGTTTACCTTGTTTTCATTGGACATATTAACAACGTCTCCTTTTCTAAGTCTGCTTGTAGTATCTGAAAGCCCATATACTGAATAGTCTGTATAACCTGTAGCCATTCGTCTTTACTCACCCTTCTCACCTACTAACAAGGCTCGCGTAGCATCTGCTCCGTGTGCCAAGTAGTAGTCATTGATATCCATACCTGGGGGTAGTGTAACAATTTGTGAGTTAAGTATCTCATTGGCGACACGCTTGGCGAACTCAGCACCTGGGTTAGTCCCATCTTCTTTAACATCATTATCACCTACTACATATACAGTCTCGTAACCACCAAACAACTTAGGAAAGTGTGGCTTCCAAGCTTGCACCCCAGGTACTCCAACTGCTGGAATACCTAGCATCCCGCTGGTGATAACTGTATCTAACTCACCTTCGCATATAACTATATAAGGCGATAGTGGCAGCACATCTGTAACGTTATAGAGGTGAGCCTTCTGTCCGGTAGGTGAACCATACTTAGGCTTGCCGTCATCTAGTCTGCGAAACTTAAAACCAACGCAACTATTATTGGCAGTGATATAAGGAATGGAAAGCCAGCCCTCGTGTATCTCGTGTCCGTTAATAGGTTCGACAACGCTACCTAACTGAAAGCGTGCGGCTACCTGTTCAGATATCCCACGTTCGCTTAGTGCGATTAGAGCCTCTGGAGTTATTTCCTGTGCGTATCGCTGCGCCGCTTCCATTAGCAATTTCGACTGCACGTTTGAGGCCATCATTAAACTCCATATTCTCTATAAGGCATACTAAATTAGCGGCGTTGCCTCCCCTACCGCACGTATGACAGTAGTACAAGTTGTCGTATGTATTAATTACGGCAGACCTGCGACTGTCATTATGTAAGCAACAACGTACAGCTGCTGACTTACCTTCTCTTACTTCACCACCATAGTGTAAAACTATTGCCGCTATGGGGATTGAGTTTGCATCAACGGAACCTTTGAACCTTGATGCCTTACGTGTCCTGCTCCAGTTTTGTGCTGACATACACACCCCTTATAGTCGCACTTATCGTGCCAATTTGCAGCACGCTTCAGATGATTAGCTCGGTTCTCCTGGCCCGCTTTCAGGCAATTCAGGCAGATCACGCTGGCTCACTACCACCTTCGACCACCGCTTGTTCTGTGGCATCGGCTTCTTCTTGAACTTTGCTTTTTTCCACTTCTTCAACGGCTTGATTGTTGACGGCATTTGGGTCACTCCAAATCTGTGATGTACTGATTACGCCTTCTGGTGTTGGCATTTATTTAACCTTTCTGATTGTGTATTTCTTATCTCCAAATTGGAGATACTGCTTAGACTCTTCTTCTTTCTCCATCAATATACCTGCTTCAACTAAAGCAGCAATAAGCAAATTCTGTTTATTGATTAGACTGGTAATCGCTTCTGGAACGTAGCGCATATCTCTTAGATCTCTGTTCTGCATATCCAGGTTGTGAATCTTATTCCATACTGCTTCAAATCTTTTATCTAACTTCCTCATTGCTTCTCCTTCAGCCACTGGGTTAGGTCTTGGACTACCCAAGCCTTTTCTATTCCAGCGTTGCGACGCTTAACTACAACATAATGCAACGGCACTTCCCCAATACCGCGTGCCTTAGCGTAGTTAAGCGCCTCAACTTCTGCTTGCCTCCAGAACTCCGGCAAGTCTAGTCTCGCCGTGTTCTTGAGTTCTAGTATGTATGTCTTTCCCGCGACAACACATACTAAATCACCTTCGTCATCTTTGCCCGCTAGACGTAAGCGGTCAGCTACTTGACCCATAGATCGTAGCCACTTCATAACATCTATCTCAAAGGCAGCACCCTTAGCCTTATTGTACTTCGGGTTGCTCATCTTTGCCTGTGTCATAGGTAGCGTTACCTTCTTCATCTATCTTAATCTTAATAACTTTCATCTGAATTAAAGCCATTACTAGACCAGCCATATCTTCACTTAACCGCGTGATCTGATTTTGTAAATGTTGGTATTCTCTACTAGCCATTTATCGCCTGCCTTGCTGCCCATAGTGCATCTCTTTGATACATCATTCCGTACTGATCATTATCGCCTATCTGACAGGCTGCATAATTTACATATAGTGTTGCATACTTTGAGGCATCAGCAGTGTGTGGCCCAAAGCGATTCTTTACAGCAGCAACGCATAGAGTTGCTTGGCTTGGATCATAACCAAGGGTTAATATCAAAGCCGGTAACTGACTTACCTTGCCGTGAATAGCTCGACGAGCAGGTGGTTTAGACACAGATCCATACTCACTCTGTTCGCTGACGTGGTGCAGTACAAGTACGCAGGCTTCGGTCTTACGTGCCATATCGTGGAGTTCCATCATTATCGCACGTAAACCGGCCCACTCGTTCTCTGTTTCTGCTGCCACGTTCATTAAGTTATCTATAACTATTAGTTCGGGAGCCTCACCATATAACTCCACGTATGCTTTTATCTCTAATTCGATATCGTCTAGTGATGGCGACGAATCAAAGACCCATTTAATATGCTTGAGTTTATCAAAATGTTTATCGTAGTAATGACTATCGTGAGATAGATTCGCTTCTACTGATACCTGTGAATGACCTGATGCTTGAGCTGCTGCTCGCATCATCACAGTTGTGGTGTCTGTATCTGCTGAGAAAAACAGAGTTGGCACTTCTGCTTTCATCGCATAGATAAGGGCGAACATAGACTTACCGGCGTTAGGTGCGGCTGCAACCATACAGACTTGTCCTCTACGAAACTTAATCTGTTGCGCTGCTAGACCTGTCCACACGTCCGGAAGTGGTGTTGCCTTGGTGAGCACTCCACTCCAGGCGCGGGATAGATCAAGCAACGTTTGGCTCCTCTAAGATTATGTTCTTTTGTTGACGGATTGCCCGTCGTTCGCTTTCTGTAGTCCCGCCCCAAATCCCGAAGCGTTCCTTATTAACTCCCCACTCTGCACATTCAATACGGTGAGGACAGCTTTTGCATATGGACTTAGCCATAAGCATTTCTACTGAGTTGCTAGTTCCATCTGACTTTTCAGGAAACCAGAAGTCGCCACCGATTGAAGCGCAAGCCGGACTTTCATAGAACCGAGGCTCGCGCACCGATCATCGAACCCAGATAGTGTCGCACTTGTCTGTTGCACCCTTTGGTGCAGCGCACATATAGCCCTTCCAAGGACCCTTTGCTGACGTACCAGTACGTAGAGCCATCACTCCGTGACGACAAGACTGGCTAGCATCGGCAGATGCAGGTTGATTGACACGATCATCTACTTGACTGATAGGTGTTGCGTTAAATGCTGCAGCGATTGATGCAACTGTTGGTGCTGGTGCTGGCGCAGCAGGGGCAACGCCACCGCTAACTTCTAGTCCGGTAGCACGAATGTTAGAAGCGTTCATTGCAAGATCTGCAAGACCTGCTTCTAATTCTGAAACACTTGCTGCATAAAGATTTACTAGAGTTCCGTTAGGTAAGCTGTAGTTAACTTGGAACTTTGTTGATTCTGGTGCTGGCATATTACTTTCCTCCATTAGGTTTGATGTTTAATCTAATAGACTCTTTACCAACTGACTTCGGTACAAAGCCTAATAGTTTTTCTACTTGTTCAGAGTCAACTGTCTCACGACCTTTAACTGTTGTCCAACTGATTTGAATACCACTAGCAGTAACGCCAGTAGTTCCCTCGAAGGATGACTTCAAGGAATCCTTTTCTTTCTCCAGCTCTTTAATTTTCTCGTCTAACTGTAGATACTTCAATGCGTGTGTGTCAACTTCTGCGTCCTCAATCACGACTTCGCTGAGGACGATACGTTCTTTTATTAGGCCAACACAACCCATCTCACCGGATGCGTCGTAGTACTGGCAATAGTTCTTGCAGAAACTAGCATCCTTTTCAGGGGCTGGTGCTTCTGTCAAAGCCTTGACATTACTTAGCCATTGCAACGCCTCTAGTGCAGAGACTTCATCGTATGGTTCAGAGTGAACTTTGATATCTCGCTCATCACCATCACGTGCTATTGCTACTAGGTTGACAGTCTTAACATCGTGACCGTTCTTAGATAGCAAGTAGCCATAGACCTGCACCTGCCAGCGCTGTTGCGCTGACGGGAAGTAACTTAGGTTCTTAACCTTGCTAGTTTTCCAGTCAATGACAGCACCGATACCAGGTACGAATAAATCAATGTGCGCTTTCATATCGCCATACTCAACTGCAGTCTCGACTAGGTAATCTTTACCTTCTGGATCTAGTGTGGTGATTGCATCTTCAATGGCAGCGTGGATAGCAGTACCCATAATTGCAGCCAGCTTTGACTGCTTATCATTAGTCTCTGGCTGAGCATTTAACCGGTACCAAACCTTACGACGGCAGCCACCGATCTCTGATGGACCAACCTGCGTCTGCTTACTACGATCACGACCTGCATCTTTAGAGTGCAGTACGTGCAGTAGCAGTTCCTTCGGATCTGTAATCACGCTAGCTCCTTCTGAATAGCCTTAATAGTTTTGCAGGGATATCTATCCCCTACTATTCCGTGTTGACAATGAGAACAAACCAATACAGGTTCATCGTTATATAAAAACTCTACTGGCTTATGTACTTCCAATACCGCACGAAGTGCAGCATATGGAGTTTCTAGCGTTCTACTATTTCTAAACTGTTCGCTGTCTATATCTGATAACAAGTCATAGTGTGTCATCTGTGGTTGTCCTTCCAAGTCAAGTAATAGTCAAGAGCATACGCCCCGACGAATCCAAATAGCAAACCAAACAAGAATCCAATCATTCTTCCCACCCTCTCTGTTGAATAACTAATTGAATCGGTGGACAGGTATTGATGTCAAGAACCGACGCGATCTTTACTGCTCTTTCTGCTACAACTTTTGCCATTAGCAAGGTCTTATACGATTGCGGCTTCAAAGAATAAAGATAACCCAGTGCATAAGAACCACCACTTCCTGCGGCGAATAGACCGTGCTCGCTTGCGTTAAACGATAAGTCCGGGCCTATAGAAAATAACATAGAATCAAAAGAGATTAGGTAGCAGAAGCTTGCTTCTTTATCCATCTCATACCCATTGTCCTTGAACGCCTGCTGGATACTTGGGATTATTTTCTTACCCATCCACTCGACAGGGTTGCCTCCCTTGTAGACCGGAGGCTTCCAACTATAGGTAAGGATATCGCCAGGGCGCGACTCACCCGTAACGCCAAGTAGATACTTCCCAACCTTAATAATCTTGGGCGTTTGCGTACTAATGACGCGTTGATCGTTATCGGTTATCTGACTATCTGCCGCGAGAACTACAAAATCAGGGCCGTTTATACCTACTAGAGTTGTCATACCAGCGAGCATATCACGGCGTGTCGTAAGACACATACTGGGCTACGGCTGATTACAATATGAGCCGTAGGCGAATAACAGTAGCGGCCCTAGAAGGGCCGACGATAGGAGGCCCTGAATATGAGGCTCCGTCTACCAACCCTGCAGAAATTCATAGGCAGGCGTAAGCCCTACGATGGCATTCCTGAACCCTTTGGAGCCGATCTGAGGGGCTTAGGCCCCGTCCACGCCTGTACCTGTGGCTGTATTGTCTTTACCATTATGGCAGCCTTTGAGGATTATGACATAGCTTGGTGGCATCTCGACGGAACCTGTACCAACTGCGGAAATCTGGTAACAATTCCCTGCCCTGTGGATAACCCTGATGGACCACAAGCTAACGAATATTGATGAGTCTGCCAGGACTGGCACCTGCTCAATCTGTGGTCACACCAAGATTAAACTCAGAGACAAGAACAATCCACTCTCTAGCAGGTATAGATGCAAGACAGTTTACAAGCGTAATATTATCAACAGCCAGTACCCATATGCGGTACACAAGAAGGACACCTGCGAGCACTGTGGTTTCATCCCAGTCCACAGCAGCCAACTAGATGTAGACCACATAGACGGAGATCGCTGGAACAATGACCCCTCTAACCTGCAGACCCTGTGTGCCAACTGCCACCGGCTAAAGACACACTTGCATAGAGATAACGACTCTGGTATTTTTTAATCACTGCGGCGAAATAAAAGTACCCGTCAGTGTGAGTGCTGGACACTACTCGCCTTGACGGCTTTACTTGATTGGTTTCAAGTAAGGAAGATATGGCGAGTTTTGTTCTTTCAGGCATAAAAAAAGAAGCCCCCCACCCCGAAGGGTGGAGGGCTGTAGCCTCGCAGTCAAACTTTACTTAGACTTACGACCATACTCTGAAGCATTTGGATCCAACGCCTTGAGCAGTGGACCTGCAATAGCAGCGATACCTGCTGTTGCTAGTGCCTTTGGATCTGTTACTCCTGCAAGGTATAGCGCAATTACTGAAGCTACTCCTGCACGAAGGTATGTTGCGAGCATTGATTTCATCTTTGCGTTCATTTTCATTTGTTCTCTTTCTTCTTAGGTAAAGGCTTAACTACTGCCTTCACTTTGTTGATGACCTTTGGCTGAGGGAGCCAAGGGAACCAAGGCGAGGTGTCGTTACCGCACTCTTCCTTGATCGAAATATGTAGATGCTTATTGTGTGGGTTGCTACCGGTGTAGTCCTTGTTGCCATTCTTAATAGACCAGATCTTGCCCTTGAAGATTAAGTACTTCACACGTGGATCTGATTGCAGTTTAATAAAAGCAGATGCACAGTCAACGCCTCTTACTGGATCGTGTGTGATATCTACAGCAAAGCCTGAGTTGTGGTCGCTGTTAGGGTTCTGATGTACGTGTGCTGCGCTAGGCAGTAGCCCATCTGATGCTTTCTTTCGCTTAGGAAAGTGTGCAGTTGCTTGGCGCAATACTGCGATAGCAGCAGGGGTAGCCTTCTTTGCTAATGGAATCATTATTTCTCCGCTATTAGTTTATATAGATCATCAATACGATCTTCAAGTCTTTTGACAGAATCTTTTAATGAACCGCCACCATTAGGTTTAAGTTCATTCAGGTAGTGCTTAACCAGCCATCTGACTCCAGTAGCAAACCCGCCAACTATTGTCATTACTGCTACTGCTACCGTTGCGTAGTCTTGTGCTTGCATTATCCACCCGTCATAGAACGAACAGTAATTAAGCAGACACCGCCGTAACCGCTATATCTTTTATCGGTAGGGGTCTTGTTGATAAAGTCAATCTCTTCAACGATACCTGTGTAGCTTTCGCCAGTTCGGAAATCTTCAATGCGAATAGTATCTCCGCTTGATTCAACTCCTTCAATAGATTTAAGTCTTTCATATGCAGACCCGTCATAACCAGATTTGTTGCCAAACTTATCTGATTCGCTATCGTATAAAGAACAAGGGTATTGAATCAAACGCTGGCGAGGAATAGCGGGAAGAATTTTAAGTTGGTACCCAGTAAAGATTGGACCAAGAGATGAGTTAAGTTCTGATCTAGAAAAAGTAAACTTGATACCTAGATATTCTTGAGCACCTACTGGATAAGAAATACCAATCTCACCAACCGCCGTACCCTGAGCGTAAGTTCCTAAACTATATTCAGCATTATTAGAAGCTATGGAATTTACAGATATGCTGCCATTTGAGGTATCAAAACGCGGAAGTACAAACTTAAACAATTTGTTTTCTAGTGTGTTGTATCGAATAAAACCTGTGCGCATTATTCCTTCTGGAACTAATTCGCTTGCTGACTCTATGTATATAGTTCCATCTGAACCATTATATGCAGTACAAAATACTAAACGATTTGTATTACCGGAGAAAGAACAAGATGTTGTTACACGACCTGTTGTACTTGGATCATAAAGATCCCAAGCATAAGCGAACACAAGATTGGTACCTACCTGTGTACCAAGATCCACGCGAGTAACGCCAGGATTGCCATCAACATTGGTAGTACACCATAGATACCTGTCAAATCCAGCTACGTCATAGACTGGTTGCTCTGATTCAAATAGCAAAGGGCCATAGGCTAAAGACCCATCTTGATCTGAAACTGCCGCTACTCGTAATCCTAGGCTAGTACCAATAGCCATATAGCCAAGGTAGTAATAGATACGAAATACAATTTCACCAACAGGCAATTCGGCTGATGTTATAGCACTGGTCAGCGTAGGCATAGCACCCGTTGCGGTAAGGGTAAACTTGTAGATGTTTGACTGGATACCACCATAGCCTGCAACGTAGATTGCTGCACCGCTTGAGGTGATACTGGTATATATGTGGTCTGGGTCATTGTGTGAATAGACCGCAGCAGGTAGTGAAGTTGCTGTTGTAGAGAACTCATACACCTTGTCGTTAAGGCACATAATGATACGTTCTTTGGTGTATTCCATTACAGCGTTGACTGCCACAAGACTGTTAACAGTAAACATCAAAGTATCTGCTGTGCTTGAATCGCCAGTAAGTGATTTCTTAAAAACGTGTACCTTATTAGAACCACCAGAAACCTTATTGGTTACCCAGTAAGCAAAGGTTCCGTCATCGCAGATAGCGTAAACGGGTTCTTCTACACCAGAAGTGTAATCAATAAAGTGGGTAAGTTTTCCACCCACGTCAATCTTGTCTACGTCGTACTGATCCCATAAAAGGACAGAGTCCTGAGTTACCGATCCGCGAGATGCTACTGATGTTACGTTACCTGCAGTCTTGGCATAGGAGATAGTCGTTGCTGTTACCGCAGTCAAGACGTAGGTACCGTTGAATGTCTCATTAATGTTGCTGATGTTTACGGTAGAACCAACGGTTAGCTTGTGGCTACCGATAGTCAGCGTTGCTACGTCAGATGTAAGCGCCCTGTTGGTAACAGTCCACGCTGGTCTAATAGAGCGCAGTATCTGAAAGGGACGTTTGTTTGGTTGCAAGTCCCCAGTAGTAAGATGAGTTTCGTCAATATTACGAAGCAGTGTTACTTGACCGCGTTCCCATATGTTGCAACCCTTGCTCCAGGTATACTGGAAGCGAAGCGATTCGTCTTGCTGTGGTTCAAAGAACTTAACGCCTTGTCCAAGATGAAAAGATGACTGTGAACGTAGCCACCAACCAGTGAGCGTTTGCTCACCAGGTTCTCTAGTCATATCAATTTGATTCTTACGGTACTGGGCAGTGACTCTACGGTGAGGTGTTTGATCGGATGAATCGAGGAAGAATGGTTGGCCTCCAATAGATATATCGTATGCAACGCCAGTTCGCTGATAAGTCTGGTTATTAACCGGATTACCGATAGCGGTTGGAATTGGCTCTGTGATCTGAGATCCGTATGCCACTTATCCTCCTTAAATTATTATGAATATGTAGGTGTTGATGTTGTCGTGATATTTGTCGTTACCGAAACAGCAGCAGCAGTATCTGCTATGATCGTTGATACGGAAGAAGCTCCCCCATTTGTGTAAGTTCCAACCCAATCAGAAGCAGTAGCAGATGAATTAGATGTAACCGTTATGGAACCTATAATTGATTCCCAACTGTAAGTTTTGCCAACAGGCATATCTGTTGTTGTTTTCATTATTGGCGTGTGATTGCCATAACTATAAAAAGTCCATCCAGCTAAATAGATATCATTGTCTTTAAGTACAATATTATTATTTTCAGAATACAAATATTGTACACTTGTACTAGGTGATGGGAGTTTGTAAGTAAAGAGATTAGAACTTTGTAAAACTCCGCTTGAATTATATTTAGTTAAAATCATTTGACCGCCAAAACCATCTGTGGTTCGGTTGTACCCACTTAAATAAACATTTTCGTTTGAGTCAACAGCTATACCTTTATAGCCATTGACTTGACCGTTGGGATCGGGCTGCTGGCCGAAGGTGCTTGTGTTATATTTAGACCAAATTAAAGTGCCGTTTGTATCAATCTTAGAGATCCAAAAATAAATACCAGAAAGTCCAGATTGTTTTGTACTACCGGTTAAATACACTTTGTTATTTGTTTCATCTACATAAATAGCACCAGTTCGTACTTGACTACTGGTTGATCCGCTTGAATCAAGAAAAACTTTACTCCAAAGTAAGGTTCCAGAAGAGTTATATTTAGCAATATACGACCCAAACCCATTAGATCCTGAACCTGGAGGAATGTACGTAGTGTAATTTCCGCTTATGTAAACATTGTCAGATGAATCAACATAACAAGAAGTTGCGCCACCTGCGCCAAACGCGGAAGAAAAATTTGTATTTGTAAAACTTCTTTGCCATTGCAATACACCGGAAGAATTATACAAACCAACGATTGCTACTGATGTTGTAGTAACTGGGCCAGTTGCAACAAATCCTACAGAACCTGTAGATTTGCTAGCAGATACACTTCTTATCGTAATATAATTATCTGTTCCAGTTTGGACTGGGGATCTAGCCCAAGTTATATCGCCACTAGAATTAATTTTTACAACCATAGGTTGATATTGTGATGCAGCAAGTATATTAAATAATCCACCAACAACAATTCCACCACCTACTGGATCTGGGGAACCACTGATAATTCTTGTGTTTCTAGCGGTTGTTCCAGAACCATCTTGAAGGCCTTTGTTTACGGTTAAAGATGAAAAATTAGATGGCGTTTTTACATACCAAGAAATTGTTCCAGCTCCAGGAACTGAAGAAGTAGTTGCAGCTGGACCGTATGACCAATAGTTATTATCATTATTTGATACTAAGCCAAAACACTGATGAGATGTTGGACCGATTAAAGTACCAGACGGTGAAGTACCAGACTGGTTTCTGCTTGCCAAAATCCCAAGGATAAGAGACATTAAGATATATCTCCAATTACAGTAAATGTATTTGTCGCTCCATTTGTGCAAATAATTGAAGCAGCTGAATATTGAACTCTTGTTTTAGGAGCCGTAGCCACCACTCCATTAGAAGTGATAGTTACTCCAGCTCCTTGCGAAAATGTAATTTGTCCAGCAGCTATTTGTTGCACGTTAATGATATTTCCTGTTGTAAAAACAGAAGGTGGGATAGTAAAAGTAATTGCAGAACTATTTGATCCAGTAACAAATTTGCTCACATCTGATGCAACAAAAGTATAAGTTGTGCCAACTTGTGCGTTAAAAGCCATACCTGCAGAAGCAGCCCATTTAACACCTGCTGTTGTATCTGAATCAGCCACAAGGACTTGTCCATTTGATCCTACTGGAAGGTTATCAACTTGTTGTTCTGCAACAGCAACAATAATATCGCCCTTGGCTGTAGATAGAGTTCCTGGTGAAGTTTGATTAAACCAGTTAAGATCATCACTAGACAGAACGTGGCGAACTACCGCACCAGCAGAATGTATTACTCCGCTTGTGCCAGCCCTGCCTCGAACAATATTAAATGTATCACCAGATAAGTTTGTAATGAAAACAATTTCTTCGTTAATGGTTTCTGGGTCAATGGCTACGGCAAATGTCTTGCCAGTAGTAAGGGTAACGCCACCTAGTAAAGCCAATCCAGTACCTTCAGCTACTGTCATAGTAGTAGCCGTAGCTGAAATTCCTCCAGCAACTAAGGTGGTATCAATACTTACTGAAGAGTATTCGCGAAATTGATAGGTCATTTGTTTTCCTTACTTTGTGTAGTGAACGCGAATTGGGAAGCGTTGCTGTAATTTATTGGCCTCTTCTTGTAGACGTTGTTGATATAAAGCAAAGGCGTACTTAGAGGAAGAAGCGCCTGCAGTCGAAGGTAGGCTTGCATCGTTGACATCAGCTTCGGCTGATGAAAGGTTGATACGACCAGTATCAAGATAGGAAAGCAAGCGGTAGCCTGCTCCATAAATTATTACGTCTCTGCAAGATTCCGGCAATCCAGAAACAGTAGCAAAGTTGTCAGATGGGTTCACAAGAACATTAGGGATTGTAGAATAAAAAACTTGTACCGTACGGCCTGGCATAATCTTTTCGTACAGGTTAATTGTCTTGTTGGTAGCAAAGGCGTTGACGTTAGCCATACGATCATCTCGCCAGTTGTTTACCGGCAACCACTCACGGCTTGGGCCAACTGTTTGCCAAGAAACGTAAAGGATATCTCGTGCTTCAGATGGCAATGGATAAGCAACCTGTGCCGCATTAAAAGTAAATGTGGTTGACCCAACACCAAAGAGTCTTGGAAAAACAGAATTGATTGTGTCGTTTATGGCGTTCTTAATACTAAGTCTTGGAAAAGTTGGCGTAAGAGTTACTTGAGAATTTTCGCTGTGTGACGTTGCTGTTGTTCCATTATACCCACGACCAAAGCCTGGTATTGCGTTAAGCGTAAGGGTCTGCCGATCAAAGGAATTAACCCAGATAAGTTCTTCGTCAATTTCAATGATTCCTTTTGCAAGGTTTTCGGCTGAACCAATTTTAATATTTAGGTCGTCAGCATCAATGCCACCAATGTTGGCTAGGTTAGTTATGCGATCTTGACGAAGAGTGTAGCCGGATAGATTCGTTCTTACTTCATCTATCATCTGCTTAAATGTTGACACTTAGTTTTCCTCTACTTCGTTAATAGGAGCGCTTTGATTTGTTTTAGTCATTATGAGTAAATTTCTCGCAAGGCGGCAGCTGGTTCAAGCCTTTGAGTTCCAGCCAAAAGGTTACAAATTCCTGCCATATCTTTCCAGTTTGAACGATCTGTTGAACCGTAGGTATAGATCATATTTAATAGGCCGACGGTATCGGTTATATCGTTTGGGATATATCCAATTCTACGCAGAGCAAAAGCCTTAGCGGCTGCTGCCGTATCCTTGTAATCCTGACGTGAAGGATAGGAGGTGCCACCATTGATAAGACGATTAAGTTCGTCTACTACTGTTGAGCCATCAAATCCGTATGCCACCTACTACCTCACTTCTTCTTTGATTGATTACGCTTTGAAATGGCTGCTGCCTTCTTCTTTGCATCTGCTTTACTGGATGCACCCCACGCCTGTAGTGATAACAACAAGCGGGTTGGTTCTCCATTAGGCTTACGCTCTGGTCCTGCAGCGTTACCCATACGAGCAAGGAAGCTTGCTCTGCGTGGGTTGTCTCCAGACTTTACTGGCGGTTTAAGGTTACTGCCCTGTGCCTTAGCACTAGCACGACCCTTAGCGTTCAGACCACCCTTTGGGTTTTGTCCTTCTTTGCGTTGCCACGCTGGAGTCTTTGCCATTGTTAGCCCATCTTCTTTCGCATACCCTTAACCTTTTTCAGATTAGGATTGGCTTTGACTGCTGCCTTCGAGGCTTTCCGAGCACCCGCAGCAAGAATCGCACCGGCACTTTCCTTGGAGACACCTTGCTTGGCAGCAATCTTCTTTGCTACTGCCTTGAATCCTGGATGTGCTTTCTTCATCCTTGATCCTTTGGTGTTGCACCTGGCGCACCTGTTTCAATATCGTCGTATGTTGCGTATCCGCAACCGCAGTTAGCGCACATTACTTGCTCACCGATTTCTTTCCAGCGGAAAACTTTGCAATGTTTCCCTTTGTTGTTACTGTCTGTCCACCTGCAGGCATTGAAGGAGTGATCCCACCCTTGTTTACTCTGTCGAATGGAACGAAGTCAGTAGATCGTGATTTATCGCCTGATTCTTTTTTCATTTTATCTCCTTGGTTATATTTCGTTTCCGTTGAAAGCAACACCAGTATCATTACTGATACGAACTGCTGCATCAATATCTTTTTGTTTAGTCGAAACTGGTTCAACCCCCTGACGCAAAGCGTCATAATAGGAACCTAATTCCTTGTCGTGCTGCTTGGCTGTCATCACTCCATCGTGACGAGTTTCCCCTACTGATAGTTGAAGGTTTTTTGCCTTGCATCCAAAGCAAGGATCTGAATCACAATGTGTATGATCAATAGATACTCGCTCCTCATCCTTAAAAGGAACTGGAGAGGTTTCATCGCACAGGACACAACCATAAAGATTTACTGCAAATTCGTGTGACTCGGTAAATCCCCATTCAAGGACTTTTGTAATATGGCTACAATTCATTATTAACTTCAATCTGCGTTAAGGAAAAGAACTAGGTCAATCGGTTGGCCCTGTGGTGAATGCGTGCTGGCTTCAGGGCTTTGCGATTTTACTCTTCCGTTATTGTTGGAGTTAGCACCTTCTGTGCTAGTTGTAATATCTCCCACCGTATAGCCACCATCAATAATGGCTAACTCGGCTTCGGCTTGTGGCATAAAGAAAAGATCTGGAACTACCTTTGTAAGGTATTCTTCATACCCTGCATTAATTAAAATTTGTGCTGCTTCATCTGTAATAATATAGATACCACCGCCAAGATAATAGGCGTCTGCATCTTGAAGAGTATTTTGATATGGATAGAGAGTTGCTTCGACATCTGTTCCATTTACGATCAACGTCATACCGCGAGCTATATCAGTAATAAACTTTGGGATTTCCCCAGTATAAGTACCACCAATAATTGGACGCTGTGAAAGGCGACTGTACTTATCAGGCCAAGGCAGACCGGCACCCCAAGTTTGGTACTCCCAAGGCGTTATTAATTCGTACGTCATATTTAACCTTTCCTAAGTGACAGAGGTGGGTTTGACCCCACCCCTGCCGTTGCACTTATCGGAATTACGCGCCTGTTGCTGCAGATTCAATACGGTAGATAGCTGCCTGACGGAGCAATGAGAAGCCTCCGAAGTAGTACCAACCGATTGTGTGGAAACGACGCAATGCGTCAATCTGTGGACCAACAACTGTTGAAATGTCTTGTCCTTGTGCTTCTGCAAGCGCTTCACGTCCAGCAACAACTGCCTTGTAGACATTTGTTGAGCCGTTGTTTGTGAAAGGAACACGAGGTGTTTCAACAATATATGCGCCTTCAATTACGCCAACTGCACCAGCCACGAATGGTGTGCGGTCTACGTACTTTGAAAGCTCCTGGAATCCACCAGTACCAGTTTCAGCACGAAGATCGGCTGTCTGGCGTGGGTGCATATATGAAGCGTAGAGTTCGCCAATGCGTGGAAGCGCCTTGTTTGTGCGAAGTTCTGTTACTGCCTGACGTACATAGTTGACAGACATCTTCTCGTTAGACTGGATAAATGGATCTCCACCTGCGTAGATGACGTTAGTTCCATTTGTAAGAACATTAGCAACTACAGAATCAATAGAATCTGCTGCGTTGTATGCAATGATATCAGCAAGAGCTGTATCAACGTCGTTGAAAGAAGTTAGGTTCAACTTCTTGGTTGTTGTAACTGCTGAACCATATTCAAGAAGTGTTACAGGAATCTGGTTTGGGTTGCCAAGGGCGATAGAGGATACATCGTTAGCCTCATTCAAAGGATCAACATTTGCGTTTAGATCCGAATAGATTGAGAAAACAACTGATGAACCTGGCATCGCCTGTTGTACTGGCTTTACATCAGCCAACGCACGCATAACAGGGATTGAACGCAACGCCATACGGACGTATTGATCATAAGCTGTTCTGACGAGGTTGCTGATGGCGGTTGTGTCAGTTAAGACACCACTTGGAATTGCCATAGCGTTTAGCCTTTCGGTTGTAGGTTAGAGTCCAGAATGTCGAATAACTTCATCTAGCTCTTCTTTGCTGTTAGCCGACATAAGTTTCCGCATAAGATCCTCTGAAGAATCAGGGGTTAAACCCTGTTCAGTGATCCCATTCATTCTCTTATAGGCAGCAGCTTGAGCTGGATCTACGACAGACTGGTTAGATTGAGTGACTTCAAATCCGAAAACGTCACCGTTTTCTTCAAGCCACTTAGACAAAGACTCTTCAGTCGGGTCTAAGTCCGATGGAATAAATTTAGCAATTTTGCTATTTACTCCGCGAGATTCGAGAACGTCCTTAATGTTCCGTTCACGTTGTGCTTTGGAAATTTCACCAAACTGAGCTTTAAGATCAGCTAGTTCTTTTTCCTTTTGCTTGTTTGCTTTACGCAACTGTTTGACTAGATCATTAGACTCCATTGTGAAGTCATCATCTTCGTCCTCGTACTCGTAGTTGGACATAGTCCATCTCCCATTCATTAGTTAACGCAGACCTCATATGGCTCTGGGGACTATCCATATGGCTTCTACTACCGGTAATTGATATCACTCCACTAGGCCGGTTGTTCTAGTGGCAGGCTTTATTAGAAGGAACCTGCGCGTTCTTTGTCAAGAACGCCGACTCCCGATCTTCCGCTGAAGGAAGCAGTCTCAAGCTCAGAGAGCTTTTGACGCTTCTTCTTTGCTTCAGCAGCGTTGCCAAGACCATAGATTTCGGATTCAACATCCGCTTGTCCATATGTATCTTGTTTGTAGATTGATGCTAGTTGGCTACCACGAGGTGCAAGTTCATTAATGGCTTGTGCTCCAGCACGTGCCTTCTCTGCTGTAACACCTTGTAGTCGAAGTTCTTCTGCTCGTGCTTCATCTGCGACAAGTCCAGCACGGAGATACTCTCCACCAATCTTTGCTGCACCAAGTTTAGATTGAATTTTTGTGAGAGCATTTTTAGGATCAAGAACGTAGGCAAGAAGATCACCGCGATTAACACCAGGATAAAATTGCGTAAGAGCATCCATATATTCTTTAGGACTTTTATCTAGTATGTCTGTTGCTTGCTGAACGCGGCTCTCTAGTTCTACGGCTGACACATCGTTGGCGATAAGATCGGTAAAACCTTTCTGAGTGCCAAGGGCATCCTTCTGCCAGTATTCAGCAGGGAGTCCATAGTTGCGCATCACATTCTGGTAGGCATCTTCCTTGGCAAGGTATGCCGCTTCGTCAAGGGCTGTAAGACCCTTAGCAATACGTGATGCGTTACCAGCAAAGCGCTTCTTGTAAGCGTCTGATTCGCGGAGCTTAATAGTAAATTCAGAAGGTGAGGCACCTGTTGTAATTAAATCTTTTAACGGTGCTACTAGAGTTTCTAGACCATACTGCTTAAACTGTGAATAAAGAAGATCGTAAGCAGATTGACGAGTTGCAGTCTTTTCATCAGTTGCTACTTTAAGAGCAGCAGCGGCAGATGCCTTGTCTGCCATTTGCCCTTTAAGGATTCCTTCATACTTTGCAAAGGTTTCCGCATCGTTAAATACTGTTCCGTCTGAAGCGGTAAAGGTTTTAAGATTAGTTTTTTCATTAAGTAAAGCTTGGTACTTTTTGTAAGTCTCTTCGTTTTCAAAAAGAGTTCCATCGGTTGCTTCCCAAGTTTCGCCTTCTGTATTACCCTCACCGAGAGTTTTACCATCTCCAGCGCCTGTGCCAGCGCCTGTGCCTGTGCCAGCGCCTGTGCCTGTGCCAGCGCCATTTGATACCGGTGCTTGGCCTTCGATAACAACTTCATTGGTTGTTACGTCTCTTCCAGCATTTGGGCCTTCTGTATAGATAGTTACTAAATCTCCGTATCTATCATAGATCTGTTTTACGCCATATGTAATTGGGGCTGACGCTGCTGGTGCATCAACAGAAGTAGCAGAAATAACGGTTTGCGGAGCGTTTAGATTGAGGGGATTTCCATATTGAGGATTGTAGGCTCCGCTTGATATTGCATCGGCTGCTTCAGCGCGTGCAGCAGCAGTTTTAGCAGCAGCGGTAGCTTTGGCAGCGGCTGCTGCTTTTAGTTTTTGGTCGTATATATAATCTGCGCTTGGCATTATTACCCCTGGAATCCAAAGTCACGAAGCACACCTAGAGCAGCTTGGGACACATCGGCCTTTGCTTGTTCTGTGTATTGCCAGCGACTATCTTGTCGTAGTGCCTTTTTGAAATCGTAAAGGTTCATATCACCCTTGTCGGTAATTGCTGTACGAAGTAATGGGTCATTAAGATCAATCTGATTTGGATCTTGTATATCCAATACTGTTGCCATTGTCTGGCGATATGGAGCAAATACCTGAGACAAGTTATATCCTTGAGATAGCAGATCTCGGACATATTGTGGTTGGCCTTGTGCTGCAAGTTTGCGTGCATCTTGTGCCACTCGACCAATATCAATTTTACCTGATGCAATACCGGCCAAGACTTGTTGTTCATTAGCACCGCCTGGAAGGATGTCGCTCATTTGGAATCCATTATCACGTGCTGTTTGAAGCAACGCTGTATAGTTTCTAAGAGCCTCTCCGGAGTAACCCAAAGTTGGCTTGCCACCAATAATGCTATTTATCGGACGAATAGAAGTTGCAAGTAAGTCCGTAATAAAAGATTCATCTTCTGAACGATTAGTGATGTAAAGATTTTCTGCCATTTTAGTAAGGGCATTTGGATCAGATCCAACATCGGAACCCATAATCGCGGCGTTCTTGCGAAGATTATTTTCAATCTTTTTAATTTGCATTTCGTAGTCAGTAGAACCATCTGCCTGACCGGAGTTCTTCATATCTTGATAATTATAGAATTGAACAAATCGTGCTTTGATCTCTTTGGAATTTTTACGATACCAAGTATCTTGACGAACGAGTTTAATGAACTCGTCATCCGTCATACCAGATTTAGGATCTATGTACTTTTCGTAAATAGTTTTAAGTCCTGGAACGTTATTAAATAACGCTTGAGATAATGCGAACTTGTCCTCAATTATATTAAGTGCAGCGCCTGTTTTGTCAACAGGTGGTAGCGCGTTAGGACCTACAACTGCAGGAGTAGTTGGTTGTCCTTTTGCTGGCTTAATATCAGAAACTTTAATTTTCTCGCCAGTTACTGGGTTAATAGCAACAGGAGTTTCTGGCAGTTTTCCAGGAAGATTACTTAATAACGGTTTTTCTTCCTTCTTTGCTGGTAGTTTTCCAGGCGTTACAGCGCTTGTAGGTTTGGTTAGCGTTGTGGCAGGTGTTTGACTTGAGGCTGGAGTAACCTGTGCGTTATCCCCTAAAGAAGGAATATTGCCTTTAACCATCTTGTTCTTTGCAACTGCTGCAGATATCTGAGTACCGATTGATTTTGAATACGCATCTTGATATTCAGGAACTAGAGCATCTATTTCCTTTTGGATGCTTTTTGCTTTTTTGCTATTAGGATCAAGTTGGATATCTAATTCTTTTTTAAGATTGTTATATTTTTTGTTAACGAAATCTAAAGATGTTTTACCAAGTACCTTATTTAATTCTTTTTCAGTAGCAGACGATTCTATTTGTAGCCTTCTTGCATCAGCAATAGAGGCGTCGTACATTTCTTTGTACTTTTTTCTGTCTTTATCTGAAGTTTTTGGATCTTCGATAATGTCTTTATATGTAGCGGTAGCTTTCTTCTCTTGAAGAATCTCTTGGCTTAAACGTTGAACTTTTAATTTTAATTGCTTGTATTCATTATCTCCAGCCATTAGCGTAGACCTCCAAGCTCACTTAGTAATAGTTCGTTGGCTGTAGTGGCACGACTCTTTTGTGCCGCTTCTGTTTGTCCAACTTTTTCCATCAAGTATTGTTCTTCATTAAGACCGCCTGTTTGAACCAAGTTTCCTTTGGCATCATATGCTTGCTTAACTGGGTTAAGTTTCTCCTGCTTGCGAAGATCCTTTTTTGCCTCGGCAAGTTGTAAACGTGTTGGCTTGTAACCAGTAGCCTGTTGGTAAATCTTTGCGATAAGAGCGTCAGCATCTGTGTCATTGATCTCGTAGACCTGAGTTATGTTTCTTGGTTTGCCGGTTCCGTCGCCACCGCCTTCGCCAAGGTTTACCTGTTCTTTAAGGTAATCGTCAAGTCCTATAGGGCGAATAGCCGCAATAGATAACCGATCTTCTTCGGCCCTATCTAAGGCTTTTTGAAATGCCGGAGTGTACTTACCGTTAACAGAACCCTTGTAAAGGTTTGCGGCTTTAAGAAGTTTCTGGTAGCCGCTAATAAGTGCTGGACTAGCAGCAACGGCTTTCTTAAACTCTGTGTACTGAGTTAGGGGTGTAGCGGTTGAAGAAGTACCTGCCTGACCTTCTGCAACTACTTCTGGTTTCTTTTTAATATCTGGTGCGGTACGTCCCACTTTAGTCTCCTAACAATCTACCAAAGAGCACGTTGTAAGCGCTTTGTGTATTTTCGTTGTATGCTGCAAGTTCGCGCATCTTGATGATGCTTTCTTCCTTGTTCATATTTCTAAGGAAATCACTGCCACTAAATGAATCTAATTGGTCTTTGTTTGTTTTGTAATCTGTGTAGACTTTCATCATTTCTTTAAGTTTATTAGTAACATCAGGAGCCGCAATATATGCTGACTTTTCTGACAACATCTTCTGTAGGTCATTAAGCGCCTTTAGGCGTTCGATAGCCTTCTTGCCGCCTTGTGAAAGTTCTTCTTGTACTAATGGGCGGCCTGCCTTAAATACTGTAGCCCAATCTGTAAACTCTTTACGAAGTTGTGATCGTTCAAAGTCTGTGCCTACGGCTTCAAGGCTTGTCTCGTAATCGTTTTTCTTTTCGTAATAGACCTGCATATCTGCAGCCGTCTGTGCTTCACGAAGAAAATCAGTAACGGTCTTGTTCTCACGAAGGCCCATATCAGTCATAGTCTTGTAAGCATCCCAAGAGTATCCACCCTTGTGTGGGATCAAAAATGCTGCGCCCTGTGGGTATTGCTTAAATAGATCTTTATTCTCATCTACAAAGTCGCCGGACTCTTGTGCATATCGGAAGTATGCAACAGTAGAACGGTCTGATTCTGAAATAGTAAACGGCATTTGATCTGGGTAACGCTTCACCCATTCAGTCATCGCTGTATCGTAATCACCGTACTTATCAAGCATCCCGTACCAGACCTGCTTAAAGGAAGCCTGTCCGTTATCGCGTACCCAGTCTGCCATCTCTGACTTGAGCTGGATGGTAGGTGATGCTGGTGCTGTAAAGCCATAGAGAACGCGGAGTCCAAGGATGGACATTGTTGTGTTCTTGAGCTTGAGTCGGTATGCCTCAAGTTCTGCAGCGCTAAATGGAATTGGCACCTGTTGACCATTGACTGTTTCAAACTTCTGTTTAAGTCCGTGATCTGATGCCTCTAGGTAGGTAATGGCTTTGCGCATCGCTGATGCGTACTGACCATCGCGCTCATCTTTGTTAAGAGCACCGTAGATACGGTTAACGTGTGCCGGTAGGAAAGCCGAGATAGTAGGTTGATCTTCAGCGTACTTACCAAGAAGCGTTTTAGTCATTGTATCTGCAGCGCCAGGGTTAAATATATTAACTAAGTTAGTTGCTAACTTTACTGAGATACCTGATAGCGGTCCAGCAAGTGTAGGGATCGCAGACTCTGGATTCAAAGATGGTGTGATCATCTTGAGCTTTGCGCCGAACTCTACTGGGAACGGTGTCTTAAATTCTGCCGGTACGCCAAGGGCTACCATTGCTGTTTGCACTGCCCTGTAGACATACTGTGTGCCAGGATAAATGAAGTATGGCTCGCCTTGGTCATCGTATTGGACCCAACCTGAGTGGGTTATACCTTCGTAGGTAAGGCTTGCCTTAACAATAGACTCTGGGTTGTATCGAACAACGCGGTACATACGGCGATAGAAATCTTCTGTAGCACGATAGAAGCGTGCAAAGTTACGAATGGAAAATGAGAACTGGCTCTGGACTGCAGGGTTATCTACATAAGCCAAAGTCTGAAGGCGTGCTCGATCTTCAACAATCTCAGCAAGTTTGTAGCGTGCGTTTTTTTCTGCTCGCTCTAGCGCCTTTGGCGCAGTGATTCCCTTAGTGTGGGCTGCAATAAAAGCATCTTCAAAGCCTGACTTCTTAAACTGCTTACGCATCTTTACCATCTCGGAAAGAACCATTGGCTCACGAGATAGACGTGCGTTAGCCTCTCCTAGCCAATCCCATCCCCATTCCATAAAGGATGAGGCGTAGTTACCAGAATCTGTTACTGGAACTAACTGCGCTCCAACAATGTATTCTGGGACATCGTCAATGTTTGTTGGCAAATCATCAAGGCCAAGCTGACCGCTAATCCGGTAAGCGCCTTTATCGGCATCCCAAGTACGAACTTTGTTTAGAAGTTGCTGGTTGATCTTGCCGTCTTTCTTTACAAATAATTGTTTGGCTGCTTCGTAGATACGCTTTGCGTGCTCTTCTTTAGAGATGCCGCGTTCTTCCATACGAAACGCTGAAACTGCTTTAGCATTTTTAGGATCATCAAGCCAAGTAAAGATCTTTGCAATGGCTGCCTTCTGACCGACAGCATCATCAGCAAGGTTTGCTACGGCAATGCGACCAAGCTTGTCATTAGAGTAATAACCGATACGCATAATCCAGGCCACTTGAGTTGCTTCATCTGCAAGGGGAGCCATCTGTGTGTATCCAGACTTGCCTTTAGCGCGGGCATACTTGCCCTTTTCAAGATTGTAAGTAAGTTCTGTTGTGCGCACCTTGTTCTTACGGCTAAAATTAACTGTGCGTGTGTAGTAGTCAAGTCCGGTGAAAGCGTTCTTGCCACCTTCGACTACGTCCATAAGGGCGTTGTCTAAGTCGCCGTACTTGATCTGTTCTGCAAGGGCTGCGCGATCTGCATTAGTGAACTTGCCTAAGCCTACACGGTCATAGAAGCGTGTAAGTTTTCCTTCATTAAGAGCGCCAGCCATAATCTCACGGATTTGCTTAACGTCTCCCTTGGCTGCTTTGATCATAGCACCATAGCGCAGAGATTCTTTTCTATTAACAAAGCGCATAACTCCACCAAGTGGATCTGCTGAAGCCTGATCAAATTTAGTTAGACCGGCTTCCATCTGCTTTGCTGTACGCAATCTAGTAGAAAGCATACGTGCTTTAACTAAGCCAAATGGTGATTCACCAATAGCAAGGTGAACCATTAAATCTTCTGTGGCATTACGAATAGCATAACGTGGGCCAGCAAGGGTAAGGAATGACCAACCTGTTGTCATCTTCTCAACCCAGTTAGAATGAGAAAGCCCTGCAATTTGCTGAATAATTCCGGAGCGTGCTGCTGCACGGTCAATATCACGAACGCTGAGAGTGGTTACAAAATCTGATAGATCTGAAAGAATAAGACCAACTTGCTCACCGTTTGGAAGCGCAGCTGGATTGTAATTTGTGCGTGCATCTGTTGCGGCAAATGTTTTATTAGGGCCAAGGCGTAGCGGATCGGCAATAACCTTGCCTTCTTTGGTTACGTTAAGACCGCGAATATCTGCAATAGTTGACTGAAGGCCATAGAAAATTTCCTTCTTGCGTCCTACCTCAGCGTTATCAAACGCTTGCGCAATCATACGTGAATCGCTCTGAGGAAGTACTAGACGTGCGTAACGATAAACCTTGCTTGCGCCGTCGGCTGAAGTAACATCGAAGAGTCCTTCATCAAACATAGGCACTTGTGAGAACTTAGCCTTAAAGCGATCAATTCGATATTGAACCTGTGCCATTGATAGGCGTGCAGTTTTCTTAGCGTTAGCCTGAGCCTTAACGTTGGTAACAATAGTTTCTCTACCATCAATGAGCGCTTGTGCTATACCGTCATCAGTTGATGCACCGGCAAAGTAAAGGTCATCAATGAAACGTGGGCCGATCTTATCCATATCAAATATACGGTTAGCCGTAGTTACTGTAGTAACTCGCACCTTGCGTGCCAGATCCATCTTAGGAACCATTACACGCTTACGACCAATCTGGCCCTTCATCATTTCTTCTACTTGCTTAGCATTTTGAAAGAACGCTTTAGCGGTATCAGCATTGGTAATAGGAACATCAACATCAATAAACGATTTAACTACTGGATCGCCAAACTCTGGTGCAATAGCGCGAAGATTGTTCTTGGCTTCTACTGCAGCTTTTGTATCCTTGGCATTAAGAGCATCTTTGTACTTCTTGAGTTCAGCACCGTATTGGTTCCAGAAGTTTGTTACCTGTGGACGGGCGAATACCTCGTCAACCTTATTGCCACCAATAACAACATCTAGTGAATAACGTGAGATATCAACAGCACGCTTTGCTTTTCCAGCAAGGATAAGCGGATCTGCAAATACTCGATATGCCGCATCAAATGTACCGGATACGGCACGATAGAAAAAGCCTGATCCTTCTATCTCTTCTGGGGTAACAAGGTTTGCAATCTGACGACCAGGAGAGTACTTAGCAGCCTGTGCTGCATCAAGTGCATCTTGGAAGAAATCATCTTTATTCTGTGCAGCAAGAGCAGCAATTTGACGTTCCGATTCAGTACCAGATACTGCAATATCAGATAGCTTCTCACCTGCTGCTACACGCATTGCTACATTAACGCGGTCTGTACCAAACTTAGCTGAAGCTTTCTCAATACGACCTGGGTTAAATACTTTATCGCCCTTATCGTTGGCTCGCGCCCAAGCATCTCCTAAGCCTTTGTTTTCTTGTACGGCAATAGCACCGGTACGATAGATGCGAGTCATAGCATCTGAAACTTCAGTAAGAGCGCCTAGTGCTGCGCCGCCTGTGTAATGCCAAGCGGTACCAAACCAGCCACGATTAGGCTTAGTTGCAGGATCTTCATTGCCTGCTACAGATTTAAGAGCAGCCTGTTGTGCAGGAGTCTTTGAAGCGTAAGATTGTTGCGCTACTTTTTGTGGAAGATTAGAAAGTTCGCGGTGAACTGACAGCGTTTGCTGCAGTTCATTCATTTTCTTCTGTTCTTCAGGTGTTAATCCAGCAGCAGCGGCTGCTGCCTTTAGACTGTCAGCCACTAATCACCCCGCGCAACTGCCTGCTGATACAGGATAGTAATAGAACCGTCTGTATCAAAAGGAATTAGCTTTGCTAGTGTATCGGAAGTTCTGACTGCTACTTTATTCATACCAAGTGCAGAAGATCCTGGCCCATCACCGCGATCAATACCAGCAGTAATGGGTTCATTAGGGCGGTTTGTTGGATCATAAAGACCAGGCATAGAAACAGGAGCAGACCCACCAGTAGGAACTGATGGAGCTTCTGAAAGCATTGGAGACTTTTGCGCTGTAGCAAGGGGGGCGCCACCTTTATTGGCAGCGTATGCAACACCTTCGCCGTAAGCGTCTGGCTTGTATTCTAAATCTGTACGCTTTGCGTAGTTTGCAGGACCTGATACACCTTGCATAGGATTGGTGCTATCTTCAAGCGCCATCTGTATCCTCCTGAATAGTCTCTAAATCTTGTGAGAACTCATCCCAAATTTTATTAACTTTGGTTTCTCTGTTTGAATGGTAAATTGATAATTCGTAAATTGATTCTGTTAATGCTGTAAAGCATTGTGAAAGATTAAATATAAATTCTGTTGCTATTACTAAAGCATCAGTAGGACGTACCGGACGTGGTACATCGTCTTTGTGATTATGCACGCCCGGTACTCCTAACTAATAGTTTACTTTGCCTTCTTGCCTGGCTTTGGTGTGCCAGTGAAAGGGATTGTTACCTTTCCACCTGTGACAACTGATCCTGCTTTGCTGCCCTCAACTGGCTTGGACATTGAAGCTGGTGCCTGTGTTCCTTTATTCATATTTCACCTCCCTATAAGTTATGCCGCGCCGCCGATTGATGCGAGCAATGATGCAATATCTGGTTGACCTTGTGGGGAACCGCCAGCAGCAGGGGCTGCACCGCCATTTGTATTTACATTTGGCTGCGAGGCAGAGGCGGGAGCCATACCTGCTGCTGGAGGTTGCATACCCATTTCTGGAGATGCAGGCTGTGGTTCAGGCGCAAACGCCTTTTCCACAACACTTTCAATACTTAATCCCTTTTGGCGACCCTTAATCATTTCAGCAAAAGAAGCCATAATCTTTGTAGGGTCTTGACCTTGTGCAACCATCTGTGGAATTGCTAGGGCAGTTTGTGATACAGCGGTGCGTAGTGCATCGCGCATTTCTTCGATATCAACTTTCTGTTCTTCCTGAGTTACGTTGATCTCGATAGGAAGTTCACGACGTACATAGTCGCGTGAAACGAGTTTATCTGAACGCATCTGAAGCAAAGCAACGGTTGCGTTGTTTGGATTCATACCAGACATAATGCCGTAGCGAACATCTACTGTGTAATCGCCAGCGATTGCCTTAGCAGGGTTGTACTTCATTACATAAGGAGTTCCGTCGTCAACGCCACGAATTTCTTTTGTGGTGTTTCCGAAAACTTTTTCATCAGTCTTAAAGCAAATAGCAATAAGCTCTACAAACATACGAGCAAAGTGTGCTTGTGCTGCCTTAATCTGTGTATCAAAACCAGCCTGTAGCGCTTGAACGCCACGACCAGTAACTACCGAAGCATCTGTATTACCCGAACGAGTCTCTGGGTAACGAGCACCGGCACGCAATTCGCGCTCTAGTACTTGTGATTCACCAAATACACCCGCTGGAAGTTCTAGCGGAACGCGACGGATACCCTGTGGGTTAGCAGAACGCATAATAGAATCTGGTCCAAGAGCAAGTTCCTGCACATCTTGTGGAATAGCAATAGGTGCTTGGATAGATTTCTCAGCGGCTTGGATCTGTAGCACTGCAAAACGAGCACGAGCTAACTGAACGCCTAGTACATCATCGTATTGACCGCGTGCTTCACCATCAATAGATGGACGCATAGCCACACGGACCATACACTCACCGATTGGGTTAGCAGTCTTAGAAAGAACTAGATCCTTGCGCTGTGGTAAGTAAATGACATCTTGATCTTTATCGTGGTAACGAACCAAAGATAGGTAAGGAGAACCTGGTGTATAAGAAGTAACTCCAATAATTTCTTTGTAGAACTCTGGGTACATAGATGCAAGTGTTTGAGCATCCATACCCACGATTTGGGTTAGCGAGATACAACGACCAAAGCGGTCAATCTCAGGATAAGCACCAAATGGGTTAATCATTTTAATAATTGGGTTGTTGTCCTCGTAATCGAGTTCAACTCGTCCAATCATCATTCCGTAAGTGTTATACCAGTCAGCGCCGGTATACATCTGTACGCCTAATTCAGATCTGTCAACATAAAAATTAGCAATACGACCACGAATATCAGCAAACTTACGGGCCGAATCGGAAACCATATTAGATGCCGAACAGTTAAACGATGGAAGTGGTGCCATAGCCTCAGCAAGATCGCGTGCGGATACGTCAATGATGTTAGCCACGAGAGGTTTTGAGTACTCTTCGCTGAACATAGTAGGGAAAACCTTGGAGATATCCCCTTGACGTACCGAAAGGACGTCACGCATACGACCATCACGCGCTGCGTATTTGGTCTGTAAGCGATTTACCTTTGCGGCAATCTCTTTGATATTAAGCATTGTAATCCTTAGTTAGTAAGACCGGCGACCTTAGTAGGCCATTCAACCTTGTCGGTTGCTAGCGCTTGTGCTTTTCCAGCTGCATAACGTGCATCTACTACTGGATTTGTTTGAGGTGTTGTTACTGCACCCTTATCAATGTAATGCTCTTCTGTTCCTTCAGCCTTGTAGCTTGGTGTTAGTGCCATATTACTTACCCTTTTTCTTCTTCAGAATTGCCATACCAACTTTAGTTTCACGAGCCTTCTCAGCTTTTGACTCGCCCTTTTTAAGTTCTTTCTTCTTAATTGCTTTTGGTTCTGTCTTTTCGTAGGCTGCGTATGCTGCCTTCTTTGTAATCTTCTTTGCTTTTTTCATTGTTATCTCCTTAGACGAAGTGTTTATTCTTTTCGAGCAACATCTCATCAATGTTGACCACGATCCTTTTAGATTGTTCTGCTCTAGTAAGGAAAGGATTTTTAAGGTGGTGCGTTGCATACTGACCGTAGTTGAGCATCTCGCGTGCTCGGATCTCACAGAACCAAAGAGCCATAACCATATCGGTCTTGCCTTTAGTAGTTGGAGTCCAAGTAATCAACTGCTCAATAAGAGACTTGACGTTCTCGGTCTGATCACTAGGTAGATGTATTAAGTTATCTCGATGGTGTTTACCATCGGTCTGCTTAGTACCAAAGAGTGTTGCCATAGATGCCACACCGAAACCGGAATCCCATTTGTTATTACCGGTGTGGTGTTCACGCAATACCACGCCACGAGTGGCAAGGTGTTGCCTAATACCTTCATCCTGTGTAAGGAAAGCTTGGAAAGCGTTCTTCTCTACAATCCATTCAGACGGGCTGTAAAGGGAAGTCCAGTTAAATATTAACTCGCGGATCTGCGCCGGAGAGGGACCAGTAATTTTGATAGCATCAACGATGTAACGCTTATTGGTAGCGCGATCAATAGCGTAACAAATCGCAGCAGTATCGCCAACCATAGCAGGATCAAGACCGCAGATGAAACTAAAGCCACTAAGATCTTTAGGATGACCAGGGTAACCTGCTTCAAGACGTCCACTTTTTCTCATTCCATCAATAGAACCGCGTACACATACCGGATCAAAGGCGGCGTTCTCGGATATATCCTGTTGCTGGTATACCAAAGCCCACGTACTTGAATCCATTGCCTGGCGTTCGTTGTATAAATTGCGACCAGACCAGCGCGGATATAAGCCTTCTTCATCCTGTTCGGATGTTTCTTGCCCGTCAAAGGGCGCATCTGACTTAGGCCAGAGTGTAATCCACTTGTCGGGATCCTCATTTGCCTCAAGAAGGGCCGGCATCGCAAGATATGTCCAAGGAACTAGACCGCCCGGATAGCGATCTTCTTGACGGAGTTCGCGGTACAGGTCTACAGATGCAACGCGAGTTCCGATAATAATCAACTTGCCAGTAGGGTTAAGACGGGATCTAACGTCCTGCGTTAACCACTTGATCTGGCGTTCAAAGTCATTGGCGTTAGATAAGGTAACGGCGTCGTCTACGATAATCATATCGGCACGCTTACCGTAAATCTGACCGCCGATACCGACGGCTTCGATATTAGGGTCTTTTTCGCTAGATTCACGAAGTTCATCACCGAAGGTAACGCGGGTGGCCTGCCAAGAGGCAGACTTAGAATTAAACCCTACGCCAGCAGCGTAAGCTGATTGGAGGTCCTCATACATCGGATGAGTCAGTCGTTGCTTGATGGCGTAGAGAAAGTCAGCAGCTAGGCGCTGTGTCTGGGATACAATCAAAACTCGGAAGTTAGGATTGCGGCAAACCTGCCAAGTAACGTAGTCAACCGTGATGGTCATAGACTTGGCGTGGTTTGGCGGGATATTTACAAGGATGCGGTTATTAGCCACGCCCTTCTCAAATTTCATACTTGGATGTAGCCAGCCTGGTTCTCGGCCTTCTATTACATCTACGATATTCTTCTGGTGGTCAAAAGTGCGGCTATGAAGAAAGCGCTGTCTAAATTCCACGAACTCGATATCGTGAACGTCTCCACCCTGGAACTGCTTGTCCTTTAGGCCGAGCCGTGTTCGATCAATTTTATCCGCGAATACTTTGTCGGTACGGCGGTAATACTCATAAGTCTTGCCGGATTTACCAGCAGAGGCGCAAGCCGCGTCTATGGTCATACCTTCTGCTACACAGCCAAGAATAATTCTCTTGGCTATATCTGCTGAATTTTCTGCCACGTAGTACCCCCTACTAGAGCGCCGTGATGGCGCGAAATGCTTTCATTTTTTATACTAGGTTCGGGTATTTCCTAATACAGGCCAATCTCAATATTTGAGATCTAATACTAGATATAGCTATTCCATCCAAAAGTACTGTAACGGTATCGGGCTTAACGCCCGAAGGAGCCACAGCGAACTGAGGGGTAATACTCGCTTCGCCCTAGGGGGCTACGCGAAGGGTTTAACCCCGAAGCGTAACGGGTCGTAAACCGGAACTTCCCCGCTTTACTCCCCTACTATATATAAGGCAGGAAATTTA